CTACCGTGTGGGTAAACGTGCAGCTCATAGCAGTCGTCTTTTGTCATTTGCGCCATCTTGATAACTCCTGTGTCATGGCTTTCCAGTCGTCGCGAAAGCGATCCCTGTCCTTGGTTACGTCATGGAGGAGACTTGAGTAGCCCTGCAACACTTCTTCCAGCTGCACGATCTCGGCTTTGTGCTGGGTGATCTCAAGGTTCAGATCTTGGATCTCCTGCAGCGCGTTCTTGAGCAGTCGCGCCTGAAAGTTCTCTAGGTCGTGTCGGGCTTTTTCTTGCTCTGGGATTGCTTTGATAAAAGCGTTCCAGACTTGATCGTTGTCACTCATAGAAGGGCTTGTCTTTCTTGTCGTTTGCTGATACTTCGCGCTCGTACATAATCGCCTCGATAAGGAGGGTAGTTATTCCGACGATAATGATGAATGTGATGGCTTTTCCAATGAGCTGCATTAGAACGGATCCTCAAATGACTCGGCGCGGATGGCAAGTGGGATGACGTTGCCTTTAAGTTCTTGGATGACCTGGGAGGCGTCGTAGCTCGTAAAGTTCGGTGGAAAATGTGGTTCGAAACCCAGTTTTTTTGAGAGTGTGCGAATGAGTCCGAGTTGCGCGTCTGACGCTGGCTTATTGGGTGACGCCTGTGGGCGTTGTGTGCCTTCAACAGCGTCGCTGGGTGTCATGCGTTGTACTTTTGTCATCTCTTCACGAGAGGGGCGCTTGGACGGATCTGAGCCTGCCATCCCAAAATTGGAAAGCGCCCTTCCCGTCGAGCTCGTTTCACAGTTCTCCATAAAGCTCGTGGAATTGACGCCTTTTTCGGTGTGCTCCTCGTAGGCGTGACCTGTTGAGATCATCTTCTCGCCTTCATAGAGATCAGTCTTGAAGATGCACCACTTGCCAGGCTCGTAAGCGATGAGCGATGTGATAACTCGAGGATCTTCTGCTGCTTGCAGCCATCGCGCCAGTCTGGGCGCTACTGGCTCGTAGTTGTCTAAGTTAAATGTCATGTAGGGGCTCTTTCTGTTATTGGGATGATTTAGTTCCCCATGGTCGCCATCCGTAGAGCTTCCACAGCTCGAGGGAGACCTTGAGGTTTTTCTTTGCAATGAGTAAGTCTGCTTTGCTGTTAATCCAGCCTCCGCGCTTTGCCCATCCATAGTTAGAAAGATTTATCTGAAGGATTCCGTGTGAACCGCCAAAAGGATCTTTCAAATTGACGCTCGTGGGTGTGCAATGCGACTCGCGCCACATAATCTTCATGAGCATCGGTTTCTCTTTCTTAGGCCATCCGATCTGCACGGCCTTAGATGCAAAGTATTCGCATCGGTACGGCAGAGCCTCGGCTTTGACTGGAGATGGGTTGAGAGCGGCAAGTATGAGCACGGCTGCCGCGAGTCGCCTAATAGCGATCCTTTGATCGAGTGAACATGAGTCCTCCTAAGCAAGAGCTGCTAAGCCCTCTGGGGTAATGGCACAGATCATCTGTGCAGATCCAGCGGATCCGATCCGCGTCTTTCCTGTATTGACGATATACCCAGCGGAGCGAAGATCGGAGCATCTTTTCCAGTAGCACCGTGAGCGCCTAATGAGCCCTGATCGGGCTCCTGCTTCTTCATCGGTGAGATCGTGCAGCTTGTACTCAATGAGCAAGAGCATCGCTTGGGATGTTCGCCTGTGTTTGACGTCTTTAGCGCCTTGGACGCTTGTGGGCTGGTCGGGCTCTCGATGCAATGGTGCATGGAACAGAGTGCCTGGTTCCCAGTCGTCGGGTCGGTTAATTTTGCCTGCCATTATTGCCTCCGTAGTAGGGATAGAAGGTGACGGTAGAGAACTTACACGATCGGTGTAACGAAAGTGGGGATTACTTTTTTCCAGGCTGCAATGATGAGCTGTTTATTTTGGGCGAACGTCGGCGAGACCTCAATGTGGATCCAATATCCGCCTGGGCCTCCATTGTTTTCGGCGTCCCATTCTTTCCAGCCTGGAGCGCCGTCACGATTGCAGCGAAAACCCCGTCCGTGTGTTCCCCAGACGTATTGGTGGATCTCCTCAATGCCGAGGGCGACGTGGTTGTCGGCGAGCCAGTCACAGATCTCGGTGACTAGCTTCTGGTTGCTTTGTTTGTAGCCAGCGTCAAAAGCGCGTCCTGTACCGTGTACTGAGAGCATGGTTGATCCGCGCATGGGGCGGAAGGCGTAGATCCCGAGGTTCGTGAACCCCCATTTATTGCCGAGGATTTCAAGAAACTTGATTGCGCCTGGCATGGCTTTGCCTGTTGCGCTGGCGTCTTTGTTGCCTGTGTACGGCATGACTCTAGGTTTAGCTGTTGTCATCTTTGTCCTTTTGGTTCTTCAGTCCGTTAGAAGCTAGTACGCCAGCGAGCGAACCTGTGAGAAACATCATCATCGGGGAAAGCAGGCTCCAGGCACTCTTGTCATTATCCGAGACCTCGAGAGGCTGGGTCACAAAAAGCAGTCCGTAGAGCAGAGCTGCTGTGGAAATAAAGAACGTGATCGAGAGCGTGATGCCGACGATAAGGATGAGTCGCGCTTTGATTTCGTCGTTGTTCATTCGTGGGCGTAGTGGTGGGAGTTTCATGGGCAACGGTTTTCTAGCGCTCGGGTAGTTCCGACTGAAGCGGTGTCAACGGTGATGGTTGTTGCTGTGCGTAGTGCTTTGTTTTTTGTGCGTACACAATTGACTCGTTCACGGTCTCCGCACGCTACGAGCAGACTGCAGATAAGCAAAGCGACAAAACTAATTCGCCAAATCATCGCTAACCTCTGGTCGCGTAAGTGGTGCTGGGGGGTCTTCATCGTGTTGCCACAAACTAAGTGTTTCGCCGTTTAGAGACCAGCCAGTGTCATAGTTATTTTCAGCTAATAGTTGTAATAAATCGTCGTGCGTCATGCTGAAACTTCCATTAGAATTATTGTTGACGGGGAACTTGTTGGCTGTGCGCTGACTGCTGCACTAGGTGAATAGTTGGCTATTTGTGTTTTGTATGTAGTAGCCGATGTTGTTGCTGGCGAATCTAAATACATTCCAAATACTTGCCCCCACATGTCTAAAGCGGTGCCTGTATATAGACTTAATAATGAAAAAGTATTTACAGCAGTCGCTCCTCTAAGTAGGCGAATATTTACACCATTTTGCGAGTTAGCGTTCGTTTTGTTCACTGCCTGTGTCACAAAAACAAGTATTTTGTTTGTGTCTGCTTGTGGCGTAATTGTTGCGGTCAAGTTTGTGTCTGAATGCGTAGTGGTTGAATTGCTTACTGTTGTGGTTGTAGTGCCAGTGACTACTTGCAAAATGCGAAACGCGCCTCGTAAATCGTTCATGTACGCAGCGGTTAGTACATTGCCCGTCGTTTGCGCTGCCGGTAAGTTTGTTGGTGTCGCCATTAGTACCCCAGTCTATTTGAGTCAAGTTTGCCGAAAGTGGCATTGTCAAGAATTAGATATGCGTTCTGATCGGCTGGCGAAACGTAATAGGTGTATCGAGCCTCGCTAGGAACCGCGCTAAACGCTGCTCCTTCAATGATGCATTGATATGTAGTGCCACGAAAAGCGACGCTTACTTGAGCGCCAACACAAGTTCCTATTTCTAGAGAACCTCCGCTAGTGGCAAGGTTCCAGAGCTTGAAAGAATTTTGAGCGTTCGCCAAGCATGAAAAAGATGTGATCGCCAGAGGTGCTGCCGTAAAGTTGTTGAGCAGATAGTTTGCGTAATCCGTGGCTTGTGACGTTGAAGCGTTAAGAGTGTTTACCGAGTACGTGCGAAAAGGTTTGACGCCTGTCTGTACGGTCTGAGCTGCAAAAGACTCAGGATCAACTGTTACTTGACTGTAGAAGTTGTCGGCGTAACTAGCGAATTCGATGTTGTCATATACCTGAAAGCTGGCATTGTTTGTTGTGTCGCTGAAATTGATGTTTGCGACCTGTGCACCAAATGGTGAGAACAAAGAAACGCTGAGGTAGGTTTCGCGCATGCGTCCATTGGTTGTTAGGCAAGAACTATTTACCCAGTCGCCCCAAGTGCCGCTGACAGTTGTGGCTGCCATCGCTGGGCCTGTACCGCTGCTCGAGTAGTTGATAGTGAGACCGCTGGCTGTGCTTGCTGCTGTTGTTTGCGCCGAAATAGTATCGGCTGCCATCGCATAACTTTCTCCGCTGGCTCTGCCACATCGCGCAAAATATCCTTCAAGGCTGATGGTCATGTAGTCGGCGTTTCCGACGCCACCTGCAAACGGTATCCCGTAGCTCATTTGTACGTTAGAGATTGATGCTGAGAATTGGCTGCGATAGATGCCACCGTCGTCCCAGCTTACTTTCACAGTTGAACCAGGTTTGATTACCGCGTTAGGTGCTGAAGGTTGTCTTACAACAATGGTTCCGCTAAGCGTTGCGTATTGATCAAGCTGCCGTTCGCGCCCTGTCTTAAAATTGATGGAGACGACGTTGTTCAATGTGATGGCAGGAGTGCCAGACACGCCTTCAACATCGACAACGAAACTTTGAACAGCCATTAATACGCGTTGCTTACTCGTATGGGGACGCTTCCATTTGTTCGCATATAGGCGCGTAAGGCGCTGACTACTGCGTTCGGGTCTCCGCCGTTGACGTTTATCGTGATGTTGTTGCCCATGTTGGGCGCGTTGTTTCCTGTTAGTGGGACGACGGCTTCTGGGCCTTTTTCGCCGATCATTGCGAGCGTCGGCGAGTTGACGATGCCACCATTAGCTAGCATCGGGATATCGGGAACATCGAAGCCTGCTCCGCCGATGACGGGAACCCAGCCTGGGATCTTGAACGAAAGTTTGCCGACGGTGTTGTTCCAGACTGATGCAATGCCGTTGAATAAGCCTTTGTAGACAGCGACTAGTCCGTTGACGTATCCGCTGACAGCTGTAACAACGCCAGCGAAGCCTGCTTTGATGCCGTTAAATACTGTGCTGGCGATGTTGCCGACTGCTTCAAATGCTTTGCCAAAAATGTTGAACTTTGCTTGGAGAATGACTAGGGCCGCGCCGACAGCGACGATTGCAACTACTAGCAAGAAGATCGGGTTGAGTGCCATTACAGCGTTGAAGGCTGCTTGGACGGCTGTGAAAGCGGTTGTGGCTGCAGTCCAGGCTTTCATTGCAAAGTTCACTGCGATGATGGCTGTGGCTATGCCTGCGATGGCTCCGCCGACGACAAGAAATGTCGTGGTGTTTTCTTGAGCCCAGGTTCCTAGACGCTCAATAAATGGGAGGACGGCTTGGATTGCTGGAAGTAATGCTGCACCGATTGACTCCTTGGTTTCGGCAAGGCCGATAGACAGTCTTTTGAAACGTCCTTCTGCGGTGTCTGCAGCTGCAGCAGCGTCTCCTCCGAAAGTGTCTGCTAGTACGCTCATCGCGCCCTCGACATCTAGCCCGTCTTTGAGAAGTGTTTTCATGCGCGGATCTAGGGCTTTGAGTCCTTTGTCGTTGCCTGCGTAAGCCTTGGCGAGCGCGTCGGAAACTGTGGCGAGGTCTTTTCCTGTGCCTGCAGCGATGTCTTGAGCAAGTCGGAGTCCTTGCTGTGCTTCTTCAAGGTTCTCGGTTCCTGTGACGAGTTTTGCTAGCGCTGGGCGTAGTTCGTCGTCGGCGGTAGCGGTCGCCATTGACAGCGAGGAAATGAAGTCCTCATTTTTTTTGATCGCGGAGTCTGAAGCATTGGTTACGCCTCGGATGTTGCGAGCGAGTTGTTCTTGAGCTGCTGCGTCTTCCATTGCGCCTTTGACAGCATCGAAGGCTGCAGCGCCGACAGCGACTAGGGCTGCTGCTGCTGGGACAGCTGCTTTCTTGATAGCAAACTGGGCTTTCTCGCCGACGGTCTCAAGTTGTTTGAACTCTTTGATCGCTTTATCTACGCCAGCGCCGACGTATTCGGTAATGATCGGAATGTTAATTGCCATTAGCGCGTCTCCTCGTTAACTTTCTTCATTACGTCGCGCACAAGATCCGACAGACCTTGCTCGACGTCTGGGAGATATTTATCTGCTGTAGGCCACAAGACCCGAGAGTTGTTGCTCCTGAGATTGTTGTTGAAGTTTGTGCCTGGGTTCGCTAGACCTGCGACTTCAAAGATTGCGCCTGCTGGGTCGCTCTGAGTCACATAAAGCACAGCAGACTTGTTTCGGCGCGTAGAAGTTTTGAACTTGACGCCAGCGCGAACCTTGTTCACCGTCCAAGGTAGAAGAGTCCGACCGCGCTTATCTGTCCACTTGTACTTCATGCCCGACAATGGCATGGAAGGATATGCGCCTTTAGCCTCGGCAAGTAGTGGGGCGACAATGCTTTTGGCGTCACGGTTGAACTGTTTGCGGTATTCGGGGTCAATGCTTTTGAGAGCTTTGATAGCAGCTGCACCGCCGACGAATTCGGTTCGCGCTGTTGCTGTCATTATTTGCTCTTTCTTTGAGTGTTAATTACATCTACGCAAGTCATGAGATCCTGCAAAGTGAAGTCTATGTTTGGGGGCCAGTAGCCAGTCTCGACAAGTAATTCGGCGAGTGTTCTTGCTACTGATCCCCTTCGGTGGGGTTTGCTGCTTCATTCTCCAACACATCCAGAGTGACAAGTTTTTTGAGAAAGTCGTCCAGTTGTAATGGTGGAGCGAAGTTTCCAGTCTTGGCTGCTTCGTGAGCTAGGAACCCGAGTTGCTCTATTGAGATCCCGTTTGCTAGATCGGACGCTTTAACTTTGTATTTTCGCTCTAGTTGAATGATGTGGTAAAGTTTGGTTTCAACGATGTAGTCGTCTCCGCCTGTGTTAACTCTTATGGATAGTTTCATGGTTTCCTTTGCACGGTAAAGGGTTGTTGATCGTTATGGAGTGGTGATGTCGCGTACCCAGGTGCCGTTAGTGAACGACAGCGAAACGACAGCCAATTCGCCAACGGTTGACATGATGGCCTGGTTGGCCTCAAGTGTGCAGTTCGTAATCGTGAACTCTGGGTTAGTAGCTGACTCTGTCGTGCCTGAAGGGGAGACAACGATTGTGGCACTTCCAGCAGTTTGAATTGCTGCCATGAGCGTTTCAATTTCGCCTGTTCCGTAAGAGAGGAACAATTCCATCTCAACGGAGACACTTTGCAACCCCTGGACTGCACGTCGGCCTGTATCGCCGAACGCGGTGCTCTCAAGGTACTCGTAGCCGACCGACACGGAACATGAGCGACAGTTATCCGATACGTCGTAGACGGTTCCGCCTGTGGGGGTGATGTTGATAGTTGCGTTTCCGAGGAATGTTGTAGTAGCCATATTTTTCTCCTGTTATGGGTTTCTTGAAGTTGCCACACGAACGGTGAGGTCGTATGAGGGTATGTCTTGTGATCCGATGGTCGTGACAGATGGAGCGCCCGAGATGAGGGAGATCGCGCTGTTCATGATTGTGTCGGCTGTTGTGATGAGGTAGTCCTCGGCGTCGCTGTTGCCTGGGGGAGCTGCGAGGATCCTGAGGCCGAAAGTGATTTCGGCGATGTTGTTGTTAAAGCAAGTGAAGGTGGGAGGTTCGACAAAGACTGTCATCGGGCGAGCGTTGCGCGAGTCGATGACGACCGCTAGCCCGAGTCCCGTGAGAGCGTTTACAAGCGTCGTCTGGGCGTTTGCAAAGATGCCAGTAGCACTCATGCGATTTGGCTCCGATTGACGCCGAGGAGACGGTTGATCTGTCCCATTGAGCCGACGGATCCTGGGATGTTCATTGCTTCAAAACTGGCGAACGAGTCAACGCTTCCGCGTTCACGGTAAAGAGCTCCAGCTAGCATTGTTGTCCCGAGTTTGACGTCCGCGCCTGGCGAAGAAGTAAGCGAGTCAAAATAACCTGCTTCTTTACGTCGCCGAAACGCGAACGCGTTAGCTGCATCCGTGCATGAGCCAACGAAGGCCGTGTCGTTCGCCGTAGCGACACTAATACCAAGCCAGGCAAGAACGTCGGCTGACACAATCCATTGACAGGTCTGAGTCCAGGTAAGCGTCCCCGTAGGGATCGCTGCTGAACGTTCCAGATCGTCGCCAGCGTCATAAAAAATGACCTGGTTGCCGATGTAAACGTTGTAGTCAAAGATGAGATCGCCTTCAACATCTACGCCTTCAAAGTAGTAAGGGTTGATTGCATAAACGGTGTGAGTGCCGTTTAAGGCGTGACCAAGGCCTGCAAGCGTGATGCTTTGACCGATGCCAATGTCCGTGTCCTCGAGAGTTTGCACCACGGCATAGTCGTCTAGTCGCTGATGAAAAGTGACTGCGTAAACTGCCATGATGCAAACTTTCTCGGGCGGTGCTTAAGGTTTAGGCCTGTGGGATCTTCATGAACTGGTTGGCGTCAATCATTTTCGGAGCGAAGTAGCCACGGAAAGCGATCGTACGCGACAAGGTCGAAGGATTGTCGAGGCTGATAGCGCCCTTCTGCTGCTCGTAGCAACGGAAAGCACCTGTAGCAGCTGCGCCGACGATGGTTGTCTTTGCTGCGAAGTTGGTATCAACTACGAGACGAAGTCCGAAGACGATTGCTTCACGTGAACCTGCGTTCATTGAACCAAATGCGTTCATTGGGCCGACCTGCGGGAACAATGGTCGTCCTTGGTCGTCGCTCAAAGTTCCAAGTTGTGCAAATACATCGCCAGACACGAAGAGGTGATCTGGGAGGTAGTTTCCGTTTGCGAGGATGGTGTTTGCGCAAGCGTAAACTTTTTGTACCCAGTCTGAAGGGTCTGTCGGTGCGACGTTGCCTGTGGTCTGTGATGTGCCAGCGAGAAGCGCGTCGGCTGCTGCGTTGTCGGTTGCGAGGGCGTATTTTTTGCCCATGTCCTCGAGGAGACCTTGGAGCACTTCTGGTGAAGTCCAGTCGATTGAGGCTTCGGAAACTTCAACGTAGCCACCGTAGATGTCTTTTGTGATTTGGATGTCGTCAACAACAAACTGTCCAGCGGTGATGGTGGTGTTTTGTGTTTGTGGGCCACCGATTGAAGTGTGTGTCGTAATTTTTGGAACGATGAACACTTTGCCGCTTTGTGGCATTTGGCGTGCGCCGATTGCATCAACGACTGGGCGAAGGCCTTGGATCCCAGAATAGATCGGAGCCAAAATTGGCAATGGCAAGATGCCATCAAGATCAGCGGTAGTCACGTCTGGAGCTGCAGCGCGGACTCGAGCGTTGAACTCGGCAGCGATAGCGCCACCTTGCATCTGTGCGGAGATCCATTCGCCAGCCGAAGGAAGTTTGAATTCTTGCTTTGCTTGTGCGTAGATGATTGGGTTTGTTGGGGTTGTTGCCGACTCTGCTGACTCGGCCTTGATTGCTTCTGACACGTTTTCCTCCTCAGGGGTGTCTAGGGTTTCTTCTTCTTCTTCGCTTTCCTCAGGATCGGCCGAGGCTGCGATTTCTGTGATTACTGCTTCCGAAAAAGCAGGAACCGCGACAAGTGAGAGCTCGATCATCTGTGCTTTTGACACGATCATCACTCCTGCTTTGTCAAACTTAAATGAGACTGGATTAGCGCCGACTGATACTGAGTCATACGCGCCAGCCTGGAGCAAGGCGACAACATCTGCTGATGCTCTTGTCTGGGCCAGCGTTGCTTCAAACTCGAGACCTGCATCGCTATCGGAAATAGAAGTGACTACTCCGCGAAGTTGGCTCATGTCGTGGTTTTCTAGCAGTTTTGCTGGTTTTTGATTTAGGTCAAACGCGCCACGTAGAAACTTTACGCGCTGACCTCCTGAGACAGTTGC